CATCTATGACTAAAACAAACCCAAGTTTTGGTAGCTTTATTAAACCTAAAAGATGTCTTATTATCACCACCATGAATGGCGCAGGAACCTCTAAGCTCCCGTTTAGTTTCTCTAACTATCTTAAAACCTAAAGTCTCCACTAAAAAACGTGAGTCTACCGCCTGCTTGAGATACTGAAGGTCGTCCAGTAATCTCTGCCATTCTCTATCTTTATCTGAGTTGAACGTTTTCATAGGCTGTATCTGTTGGGTCATCTTCGTATTCCGCATCTCCATCATTTATTACACCTTCATGATCATAAGGCACTGGTTGCATATCAGGACCAACTTCTCTAATGGCAAGTTTTTGTTTGTAAAATTTATAAGTTATGCCCTCTTCAGTAGTTCTACCACCTCTTCGAGAATCTACAATTCTGAGTTTGTAATTACCAGATTCAAACCCGAGTTTTTCTATCTCTTCAGCATCTCTCTCCGACCAAAAAGCCACAATGTCGGCATAACGAGAAATTTTATCACTATCAGCAACTTTATTATCCCTACTCAACTGAACTGCTCCGAGTGCGGGTATGTTAAGTTCACCTGACAAATCTTTTAATTTAGTAGTAACATCTCCAAGAAGTTGGTATTCTTTTCTATCGCCATCTCTCTTACCTGGCTCCTTGATGTAATCAAAAATAACAAGACCTATGTCTTTTTTTATTTTATACTTTTTAATCAAGGCCACCAGTTTATCTACACTATAACCAGGCATAAAATGATGATAAAGATTACCAATCTGCATAAGTTCATTGGCTTTTTTTAATTTTTCATACTGTTCATCATTATAGCCACCATGCTTAATGGTTCTTTCCCAAATACCACTGATATTAGACAGTACACGCGTCTTCCATTGATTAAATGGCAACTCTGTGTCTATGTAAAGAACCGGACATCTGTACTTATCTGGTGCGTTATAAGCCACATGGCATCCTATGTTGGTAAGAAAAGCACTCTTACCTTTCTTTTTCCTTGCTGCTATAAGCATCAAGGTCCCAGGCTCCATGCCATCTATCTGGTTGTTAAGAATCGGATAACCAGTATCAATGCCTGTCATCTCGATCTTATTTTCACGCATCATTTCAATGTAATCACCAATTTCGGCACCAATATCGATTGGTTCATCAATTGCTTTACTCTCAGTAGACAGATCCATTATCTGAGTTTCCACTGCACCAATAGAATCGTCTGCTGTTAGCTCTACCTTCTTTTCAAGTTGATTTAGATTGTCAGATAAAATGGCGTGTAGTTTGAATTTAGTGCTTGAATCTAAAACTTCTTTTAAATACTGCTCATAATTACTAAAATTCTTCTCAATCATACCTAAAGAATTTAAATATTTATAACCACCTGCAGCTTCAAGAGCGCCATTGGTTTGCGCCTCATTAGCAATAGCGGTCATGTCGAATTTCTCAAAACCTTTGGTAGCCAATGACCCCATAATAGAGAAAATAACTCTATTTTCAGGATCAAGGAAATCCTCTACCGACATTTTGGAGGATACATCATAGTAATAATCAGATTCCGACATAGCAAATGCGAGCAATGCTCTTTCTGCTATAGGTTTTCTGAAAAGTTCAGCCATTTCCTCTCTTTTCATTAACGTCTCTCCGTTCTAATGGAATACATTTCATTTTCTCTTCGTGTCAATTCTCGCTTAAAAGCATTCACAAGTTCCAACAAATTCTTATCTTGACCTTCTAACAAAATAAGTTGATCTTTCAAACCGCCGATTTCACTTCTTGCCTTCTGACAACCATCAGAATTATTTACAATGTAATCAACCGCCGCAGTTTTAGTCTTATGTTCTTTCAAAAGATCAGAAGTTAAAAGCATACTGACTGTAGAATCTATAAAACGTTGTTTCATGTGAATCTCTGATTGCATTCTGTTCATTTCACTTTTTAAATAAATAACAAATTGACTCAATGCCACACAAAACTGACTAATCTTTGAAGAATCGGTTTGTGGTAAATTTCTTGCATCAAACTTAAAAATCTCATTCATAAAGTCCAAATCCGGTCGAACTTTATCAAAATATAATACACCTTCATCCATTTGTCAAGTCCTCCTACGCAACTTTATCGTCTTCAAGACGTTCTTTTTTTGGTCTCAAGTCGTGTTTGCCTGTGCAAAACAACTGATGCTCTATTACTTCGCCTGTTATTGCATCACGTATTTCTAAATAGTGTGCCTCCATTGGAATAGGATGACCATCAGGACCGATATCTATTTGCTGACATTGTAAACTCCATCCACAGTACCGACATTCACCCACCAAAGTACCGTCTGACAAACATTTAAAGTCTGCACAGTCCTTTCCATATTTTTCAGCATCAGAATTTGAACCTGATGTGTCCCCTGGTAGAATTAAATTACTCATAAAAACAACCCTCCAGCCCTTTACAAATTTTATCCATGACCAAATCTACATCTAGTTTTTCATTATAATAAAATCTTATCAGCGTAAGACTGCCTTGTTCTTCAACATATTGAACTTTCAAATTATCTCTTCTTTTTTGTTCCCTAAAAGACTCCTTACTTCCATGAAAATGTTCAACATACTCCACATGTTGTCTACCTTGGACCTCGATGAGCACACCGAGGTCCTTAATGTAGAAATCAAAAAATAAACGAGTATACTTATACTTAACATAGTGCTCTTTAAGTATTATATTATTAGGAAATACCTTTTTCAGTATTGTATGTAGTTCAGTCGCTTGCTTGCTGCTCATAAATTTCCTTAAGTCCTGTCTGTTCGATGATATTCTCTCTTACCACCTTATAAAGTTCTTCATTGTCTCGTAAATATTCAATAGCATTTACCTCACCCTGAGCAATGTTCTCCCCATCATATTTATACCAAGCACCAAGTTTTTCAATAATCCCCAGTCCCTCTGCAAGATTAAGAGTTTCCCAGTAATTATCATAACCAACGCCATAAATCAACGGAATTGTTGCTTTTCTAAATGGTGGAGCAAGTTTATTCTTTTTAATATAAAAATCGGTTTTATGTCCGATGATCTCACCATTCACTTTGATATGACTACTCTTATACTCGCCTCCAGAAACCTTAATACGACCAGTAGCATAGAAATCCAATGCTTTTCCACCAGTTGTGATGTCGGAATCTCCCCACTTACCGATGTCACTTCTAACCTGATTGATGAAAATCAATAAAGTATTAGATTCACTGCATTGTGGGGCTAATTTTCTACAGGCCTGACTCATAAGTCTTGCCAATAGTCCCATGAACTGATCACCAATGGTACCTTCTGCCTCTGCTTTTGGAATTAAAGCACTTATACTATCCACAACCGCGACAGCATATTCATTTGTTTTGATCATAGTTTCAAGAATAGCTAAATTATCATCACCCATGAATGCTTTAATAGTATCGAGTTCATGAATATCGACGCCCATTGCCTCAAACAATTGAGGGTCTGCACTATGTTCAGCATCACAAAACAAACAACCCAACCCTCTTCTTTGTGCTTCCGCAATAACGCTCATAGCCAACGTAGTTTTACCACTACTTGGATCTCCGTATACCTCGTAAATTCTACCTCGTGCAAGCCCTCCTCTACCTAAAGCAATATCCAAGCCGACAGATCCAGTAGAAATAGTTTGTATACTCATGTCTCTATGGTCGCCAAGTTTTGTTATAACATGACCATATTGCTTCATTATAGCCTTTTTTGCTATCTCAAGACTATTAGTTGTGGTGGGCTCTTTTTTCTTAGGTGCCATATATCTTCGCCTCCTTATGGATGTTGTTTTATTCTTTCCAAAATTTCATCTAAATTTGAATAACCTACATCTTCTTTATCATATTTTCGATCAATTTCGTCGTGAATAGATGCAGTTTTTCTTTCATTTCTTAATTTTTCTCTATCATTTAAAAGCTGTACAGCCTTTTTGGAAACCCAAAGCATTTTACTATGTCCAAAAATACTGAAAGTTAAAGGCATCTCGAATTTAAATTCTTTCTCAAATTCAAAAACAGTATTAATAATTTCTGCACATTCTTTTAAAGCGGTTTTCTCATCAAAATCGCTGAGTTCCATACGTGATTGAACAAACTTTTTAGCAATGGCTCTGTCTTCATCTATGGCAGATCTGTATATAACAACACCAAAACGGTGAAATCTTTTGTGTAAATCATAAAAGAACTCTATTAATCTATCTATTGAATTTACATTTTTATAAGTGTAATTGAAGGGCTCAGATATTTTATATCCACGTTCTTTTAAAAATTCCTTACATGCAATAACTAAATCTTCCGTAGGATCTCCGAACAAATTTCCCGCTTCAGCCTTTTTAAGTGCATCACGTATTTTTTCCAAACTTTTTTCCATTTATCGTCTACTTAAAGGTGTCAAAATTGCTTTTTGATCTTCAAAACTTGCAGAATCAAAAATCATAGACCCCAGTGATTCAGAGAATTTAAAGATAATTTTATCATCTTGGATAGCATTTACAGTATCAAAAAAGTATCTACCGTTAAAATCTATTACAAACTTTCTTTCATGATTAACTTCACCGTTGTATGTAAATTCAGCCATATCGCAAG